GGAACCACACCTCCCCGGCCCATGTCCCCCGCTCATCGCTCGCACACGACCGTTCACCACTACACACGAAATCTCCACAATTCACCATCTGTTACCAACCTGTTACCCTTGAGCCTGCACCGCTCATATAACGTCATAGCCACATAGGCATATAACGGCATAGCCCTATAACCTCTCTACCATGCAACCATATAAGGGCTATGGCCTTATGAGCTTATGCCCTTATGTCCTTATGTGTTTGAAACATATAACGTCTAAGCCTTATAATCCCATCATCTCGACCGCATACGAAAGGAGCGTCATATCATGGGCGAGGAACTGCAAGAGGATATCGACCGAGATACCGGAATCGAGGAGGGCGAGGCGGATCACCGTATCAACGAGTTCCGCGACCTCGTGCGCCGACTGGAGAACATCGAGTCGGGAATCATGGACGGGTTCGCCCGCCTGGAGTCCGGAATCAAAGAGGGCTTCGCCCGCTTGGCGGAGCGCATGGGCGCCGTCGCCTCCATCGCCGTCGACAACGGGGCCGCGCCCATGGACTCGCAGACGGCCAGCGAGCGCGAGCAGGTGCCGACGGAAACGGTAAACCCCGAGGTTGACGCCGATTTCCTGGAGGCGTCCTGGGACGACCTGGCAGAGGCTTTGGATATTTAAGGAGGTAACAGCATGGCCGTCAACAACAGCACTATCCTCGCGCGCGCTTGGCTGGAGGGAACCAACGACTATCAGCAGCGCATCCCCAACCCGGTGATCTCCACGTTGGAGCAGACCCAGCGCGCGCTGTGGGCGCCCAACGCGTCCGACCTGCGCAACCAGTTCGCCGATTTCCTGGTGAAGCGAATCGGCTACACCATCGCGCGCGCCAAATCCTGGGAATCTCCGCTCGCCGTATTCAAGGGGCCGCGCCTCAACTTCGGCGCGACGACCCAGGAGATCGCCTTCGCCTGGGTCATGGGGCACACCTACAACGACGACGCGCAGACGCTGCTCAAGAAGTACGAGCCCGACGGGGCGGTGGCGTACCATCAGGTCAACCGCGAGATGAAGTACCCGATTACCATCAACGAAGCCGAGTTGCGCATGTCGGTGGTCGAGCAGATGGGACTCAACCGCATTGCCGCGGGTTTTATGACCGCGCCCGTCAACTCCGACAACTACGACGAGTACCGCGCCATGCTCCAAGTGCTCGCGACCTATAACGACGAGTACGGATTTTTCAAGTTCGGCCTGACGGCCGCGCCGACGGACGAGGAGACCGGCAAGGCGTTTCTCACGGCCGTGCGCCAGATGGTGGGTCGCTTCGCCTTCCCATCCTCCCTCTACAACGCGTCCAAGGTCGATATCCCGGTATTCGCCAAGCCGGACGAGTTGGTGCTGATTACCACCGTGGACACCGCGGCCGTGCTCTCCGTCGAGGTGCTGGCCTCGATTTTCCATGTCGAGCAGGCGGAGATCAACGTGCGGCAGATCCTCGTGGACGAGCTGCCCATCCCCGGAGCGGTGGCTCTGCTGACCACAGAAGATTTCTTCGTCGTGCAAGATTACCTCTACGAGACCTCGAGCTTTTACAATCCGGAGACGCTCAGCACGACGTACTGGCTGCATCATTGGGAGGTCATCAGCGCCAGCCCCTTTGTGCCGGCAGTGCTGTTCACCACCGAGGCCGGCACGGAAACGCAAGTCGTCAAGCAGACCGTCACCGGCATGACGATCACCGGCCCGGACGCCATCGAGCAGGGAGGCACGGCACAGCTGGCCGTCAACCTCACCGGCACCATCGCGCCGGACGTGCCCGAGATCGCCGTGGAGCCGGACGCGGCGCTCTACACCGTCACGGCCACGGTCGCAACGGAGTCGAAAGATACGGCCAAGACCGAGGCCGTGGAACTCTCCGAGTGGGACAATTACGTCGACGCCTGGGGCGTCCTGCATATCGGCGACGACGTGCCCGTGGGGGCCGCGGTCACCGTCACGGCGAAATCGGTGTACGTCAATCCCTCGGCCGCGACCACCAAGTACACCGCCGCGCACACGCTGACAGTGACGGCCGCGACCACCAACGAGGACAAGGGCGAGTAAGCGCCCCGGCACTGCCGACGTTTTTCGAGGGCGGGCACCTACTGCCCGCCCTCTCTTTATCCACGAGAGGAGGAAAAACGGTGGACAAGTCATTCCCCCACCTGCCGGACACTCCTTTTCCCGGCCTCGCCAACGTCAACCCCTACCAGGCCGCGAGCACCTACGACTACGGGCAGTGGCGCGACAACGCCCATATAAAGATGCTGTCCGTGCCCTGGGATTCTGCTTATGAGAACACCATCGCCTGGGAGTCGGCAGAGGCCCGCGATGCGTGGCTCGATGCCCAGAAGGGCCATCCCGTGAGCGAGCCCACGCGCTTCATGACCTCGCCGGAGGGGATCGTGCGCGTGCCGGTGCCCTACAACGTCGCCACGCAGTGCAATTACTGCGTGGTCGATTATCCGGACTTCCCCGTCCCGGGCGGGTCGCCCTCGCGCGCCCGCTACTGCTATTTCGTCGCCGGTTGCGAGGAGCTTGCGCCCAACACCACCGAGCTGCACGTGACCCTGGACGTGTGGAGCACGTACTTCTGCAGCGTGGAGGTGTCGGGCATGATCCTAGCGCGCGGGCACGCGCCCATGGCGGCGGTGACGGCCTCGCAGTACCTTGCCGATCCGGCGCGCAATTGCAAGTACCTGACGGCCCCCGATGAGTCCTACGGGTCTATCAGCGTGCAGCGGTCGCGCGTCTCCAAGGTCGTCAACCAAGAGGTGCACGCCATCGTGTTCATGTCGGGCGCGCCCACGGAGGACTGGGGAAGTTACGCGGGCGATGACATCAACGTGCCCGTGCAGCCGATCACCTACCACAACGGCGTGCCCTCGCTGCCCTCGTTCGCCATGGAGACCTCCCAGCTCATGGGGTTTCTGTCCGACATGAGAGTCCAGGCCCCCCAGGCGTTTCAAACGATCGGATGCGTGGCCTTCGTGCCCAAATCGCTTACCGGCTATAGCAGCACCATCACGGTATTCGGCCATGAGGTCTACGCGCTGTGGTCGCGGGGATGGACGGAGCTTGAGCTTGCCGATCTGGAAAAGGGTTTATTCAAGTACGATCCACTCTACGCTGATTTCGCCAAGCTCTACACCTATCCCTACGCCGAGCTGGTATTCCGCGACCACGCGGGGCGCGAGGTGCCCGTGCACGTTGAGGACACGCAAGGGACGCTGTCGGTGATGGCCTGCATCGCCCTCACCTTCCCCGCGCTCAATATCGATACTTATATCAAGGGCGTCGGCACCGGTGCGCTCTCGTCCCTGAGCTTCGCCAACGCGACGCCCCTTACGTGCGACCTGGACGCCGACGCCTTCAAGACGCTCACGACCTGGGGCGTGCCGACATTCGCCGTCTACCTGGATCCGCACACGCGGGCCCAGTACGCGGACTATTACGGGCGCCTCCAGGCACAGACGGCGTACCAGGCGGCCTACCGAAGCGCCTTGGCGGCCAACGATACCACGGCAGCCAACGCATATGCCAATGTAACGGCCCAGCTCGCAAATCTGAGCACGGCCATTTCCACTAGCGAGAGCGCGTTGGAGCTCAATCAGGATATGGAGACCGTAGTACTCGGCAATACCATCATCACTAACAACATATTGACCAATAATGCGAATCTTACCAGCAAAACTATTACCAACGCCACAAATGCAGCTGCTGCCACGACCAACATGAATTTGGTTGGCGCTCAGGCAACGGCCGGGCAGATCAACGTGGCGAAAATGGGCCTTTCCGCGCTGGGCAGCGCTGTTAATATGGACATGGGGGGAGTTATCCAGGGAATCGCGGACATTCCCGCCTATGCCATCTCCGGGACCTCGATGCTCAACGCGCAAACGGCCAATGTCGGAGTTACCATCGCCACTAGCCAGGAGATCGTGGAGGCCACAATCTCCAGCAATACGGTGCGAAATACCGAGACGAATCAGCTCAACAATATAAACTTGTCGAAACAGCAGCATACCGCGTCGGCAGTGCTCGACGTCAACAATACGGGGCAGCGGACACAGGCGAATAACAGCGCCGCGACGCAGCGGGGCAATATAGCGCGCTCGAAATCCACTGCGGACGCCAACGCCGCCCGCTCCCGCGACGTCGCCGCCTCGGCCGTGGCGAACGCCTATAAGGGCCAGGGCCTGCAAGCCCCCATGACGTGCGGCGCGTACGCATATGGCGAGCATGCCATGACGCGCCCCATGATGTGGTGCGTCGAGGCGCGCACGCAGCCCGAGGGGGCCGTACGCGCGGCTGCCGGGCAGTTCGCCCGGTACGGCTACGCGCTCGGCCAGCCGTGGGACGTATCCGATTGGCAGCCCATGCGGCACTATTGCTACTGGCAGTGCTCCGACGTGTGGGTGACGCCGGCGGGCGCGGGCGTGTCGCAGGGCGACGCCGGCGCGATCCGTGATATACTCGTCGCCGGCACGACGATTTGGAGCGTGCCGGAGGAAATAGGCAATGTGGACGTTTGGAGCAACCATGGCCAAGGCTAAGAACGCGGGACTCGATCCCACCCACGGGCTGCCCGTGTTCTGGGAGGCGTCCGTGCTGGATCGGGACGCCTCCATGATCTACGAGGATCAGCTGATGGCCATCGCCATGAGCCGCTTCGAGTGGCGCGGATTGCCGGACACGTGCGACGCGCGCTACCTGGAATGGTGCCTGCTCGCCGAGGGCTGCGCCACGCTCGCCGTCAGCAACGGCTCGCTGTACTCCCTCATGGCCGTGCAGCAGGGCGCGCCCAATATGTACGACAATCCCCGCGCCTGGATCGCGCGGGGCCAGACTGGCGAGTACCAGTTCCCGTGCGACTGGCGCAACGGGGTGTTCATTTGGGACAACGATCTGCGCGTGTCCACGCTCTACAAGCTCCGGTACTTCGCCCGGCGCCTGGCGCTGTGCGATCGCACCGTGGACGTCAACATGCAGCAGCAGCACCATCCCCTGATCCTCACCGTGCCCCAGGAACTGCAATCGGACGCCGAGAGCATCTACCGGCAATACGCCAACGGCGAGCCGGCCATCCTGGGTACTAATGTCCTTAAGGAAATCGTCAGCAATATTACCTGCATCAAGACGGACGCCCCGTTTATCGCGGAGGGCGTCCAGACGGTGCAGCGCAATATCTGGGCTCAGGTCTTCCAGCTGCTGGGCTTCGACCAGCTGCTGGAGAAGACCGAGCGCCGCGTGGACGACGAGATACTGGCCGAGACGGGCCCCAGCGAGGCCATGCGCCTCAACTCCTTGGGCGCGCGTCGCCGGGCCTGCGATAAGCTGTCCCGAATCTGGGACAGGCCCGTAACGGTGGACTGGGCGCGCGACTGGCGGAGCGACAACTACGCGTGGGCCCACGATCTCAAGGAGTTGACCGGCAATGGGGATTGAGATGGACGAGTGGCGGGACTGGCACGCGATTACCTCGATCCAGCTGGGCCAGCTGGTGGAGTACGGTTTCATCACGTGGGACGAGTCGTGGGCCTGGGACTGGTACGACGAGGAGCAGCGCGACCGCTGGCAATCCCTCTTCGAGGGGCGCTACTGGTGGCGGGAAATCGCCATCGTGCCGCCCGGCCGGTGGAAGCAGCAGCTTTTGCAGAAGCTCAACGAGGCCATGCCGAAGTACAAGCCGCTGTACAAGATGGCCGCCGACGGACTGGACCCCTTGCAGGCGTCCAACGAGTACGGCAAGAGCCGCGATATCTTCAGCGAGTTCCCGCAGACGATGCTATCGGGCAACTCCGACTACGCGAGCACCGGCAACGACCGCCAGTACGAGCGCGTGACCGAGGGCGATATCATGGAGAAGTTCGCGGTCATGGAGAAGTTCCGGACGGTCGACCAGATGCTGTTGGACGAGGTGGAGCCGCTTTTCTCCTGCCTCTTCACGGTCAATGTAAACAGCTACTAGTTAGGAGGACGATATATGTCGTTGATTCCCTCTCGCGGGTGCGGGCCGTGCGGCCCCCAGAGCTTCCCGCCCCTGTGGTGGGCCTACACTGATTTCCCGCCGGTCGCGCCCTTTTACTGGGACGTGCACAGCGCCGAGGAGCGCATCAAGAAAATCTGCGATTACCTGTGGAAGACCATCAACTTCACGGAGTCCACGGCCGAGGAGGTGGAGGCCTGGGGCGAGCAGATTGCAGCGCTTCAGAAGGAATTCGAGCAGTTCAAGGCCTCGGGCTTCGACGACTACTACAAGGCCCAGGTAGAGCAGTGGGTGGGCGAAAACACCAAGTACGTCTTCGACACGTTGGCGCGCCAAGTCTATTTCGGTCTTTCGGCTGACGGGCACTTCATCGCGTACATACCCCAGTCGTGGGACGATATAGTATTCGACACCGGCCACGATTACAGCAAGGACACCTATGGGCGGCTCATCCTCCGGTGGGAGGCCGACCCGGCCGAGCGCCACCCGGCGGGGGATCAGGGGCCAGAAGATGCGCGGCGGTGATCCCCTCATAGCTCTCATCTTCATGGCGGCGATTTGCGCCATCGCCGTCGCCTGGAGGCTGACGGCATACTGACGCCGGGGAAATTAATCGTATTTTAGTACAAAAGGAGGAAAAACATGACAGATGCCAAGAACCAACTGGAGGAGTACGTGCGCGGCATGGGCGCCGACGAGCTGGCGCAGTTCGCGGCCTTTATCGCGGCCCGCGCGGGCGCGTCTCCGGACGCGCCGGCCCCGGGAGTTCGCCAGTACGTGGGGGCGCGCTACGTGCCCGTGTTCGCCGATCCCCTGGAGTGGAGCGATCAGCGGGGGTACGAGCCGTTGACCATCGTTGCCTATCAGGGCAACAGCTACACGTCCATGCAGAGCGTGCCGGTGGGGGTCGACATTAACAACACCGCCTATTGGGCGCAGACGGGCAATTACAACGCGCAGATCGAGGCCTACCGTCAAGAGGTGCTGGCGTACGACGAGCGGATCACGGCCAACGCGAACGCCATCGCCGCGGAGACGCAGGAGCGCGAGAGCAAGGTGGCCGAGGCAATGGCCGATATCGCGGCGGAGACCCAGGCGCGCATCAATGGAGACAATGCGTTGGCTCTTCGCATCGACTCTTTGTCAAAGCAAACCCCGGTACAGAATGAAAATGGGCGCAACGCCGTATTTATCGGCGACTCGTTTATGGCCCCCACAACGTCCTACCCGCAGAAACTCGCTTATTTCACGGCGCAGTTAATGGGTTGGACAATGTACAACTACGCATACGGCGGCAGCGGATGGGTTGACGAGGCCGGTGCGGCAATGAACTTCTACCATCAAATACAAAAAGCGGCGCAGCAGATCAGCATCCCCGTTGCGGATGTTGATTATATTGTAATCGGCGGAGGTTTCAACGATTGGAACGATCCCACCCCCTTGACTTACGACCAATTGTACAGCGCTGCATTACAGACTGTTAAAGAGGCTCGGGCCCAATTTCCCAACGCCCAGATCATCGCAATCCCTATGATGTTTAGAAATTACGGCGTCGATACGCATATGCACGATCTTTACGCCGCAATCGTCGCCGGCATTGTGGCGTCCGGTGTCGCTGTTAAGGTAATCGAAGACGCTTATATGTGGCAGCTCGGATTTAAAAACGTGGACGGCGTGCATCCCACCGTGGAGCTGTATAAGATCATGGCGCAACACGTGGCCTCTAAGGTCATGGGCGGCGATGCGAAAACCTCGCGCCTGTACTCGCAAACTCTATCCGGGGGCGGTATCTCCACTACGCTTAATTTCATCATCGCGGACGGCATGGTAACCGCCTGTCTCGATAAGGTCAACCTTCCCGCATTGACGGCAGGGCAGCAGGTGACGGTGGCCGCCCAGGTATTTTTGACGTGCGCGGCCCCGTCGGCCAAGCGCCTTGCCGTTGTTAATATATCCAGCGAGCCAGTCGGGCAGTTTATCTGGTCTGGATCGTCCATTCTCTTCTACGCGGCGCAAAATATCAGCGCGGCAGCATACGCGGGCGGATCGATCAGCTATCCGCTTTGGGTAAAATCACCCCAGTAAAACATATAACCCCAACACGCACGAGGCCCCGCCATCCAGGCGGGGCCTCGCGTTGATTGGAGGGCCACGGCATGCGGCGCGCCGGCTGAAAAGGGCGCGAACCTCGCAGCTCCGGCACCGTCCCCGGTGCGCGTCCGGACGCTGCTACTCGCCCGCGCTCCCGCCGCCCTGGCCGACGGTCATTGTACCACAGGCACCCATACTATCTCTTTATCTGAGGCCGAACATTCCCAGGCACTCGCCCAGGGCCGCGCGGGTGCCGTCGCAGTCCACGCGCACCAGGCCGTACCGGTACATTTCCACGAGGTACCTCATGACGGGCTCGTTGCGCGCGGCCAGGAACGCGTTGAACTCGCCCTCCTTGTTGGTGAGCGCGTACACCGGGTCGATGTTGGCGGGCGCCCCGTCGGTCACGTACACCATCCCCTCGCCGCGATCCTCCCATACCCCGTAGCGCCGCCCCTGGTGCGCGATGGCGAACGCGGGCTTGGCCCTGCGGGGCTTCTCGGCCACGAACAGGCCCGAGGCGTCCAAAAACTCGTTGTCGAGCGCTCCCGCGCTGGTGGGATCCATGGCCGAGAGGCGTCCGGCAACGGTGGTTGACTTGCGCCGCCTGTCCTGTCGGCGGGGCTCCACGTAATCGAGTAGCACCGTCTTACGGCCGTCGGAATCCGTATACCAGTGCTTGCCGAACGGCGGCGGCTTGCGAATGCCCAGCAAGTGAAAATAGGGGTTGGCCATCGAGAGGCCGTTGGCGAGCAGGTACAAGCGCGGCTGATGTTCGCGGGGCACGGCGTTGCCATCCTCGTCCACCTGCTCGCGGGTGATCGAGTCGACGGCCTGGGTGAGCACGTAGTACTCGCGGGGGAGGTACGACGTGTAGCGCTGCAATGCCGGGTCTATAATGGCCTCGTCCAGCACGATCCGGTAGGGGTCTATGAACGTGGTGTTCTTGATCTGCTGCATCTGGGTCAGCGCGCAGAAGTAGCCCATGCACCGCCAGTCCGGCTTCTCGCCATCGGGAACCCTCTCCGCGCACCAGGCGAATCGGTTGTCGGTTTTGAACATGTGCCCGGGGAACTCGCGGCCCACCTTCGCCAGATACTCGCCCGACATAATGGGTAGCTCGGTCTTGTACCTGACGAGCTGGACGAAGCGCGCGCCGTCCTTGAGATAGTCGGCGATCAGCTGCTTTCGCAGACCGTAGGTCTTGCCCACGTCGCGCACGGCGACGACCATAGTAAGAAGGGCGTCGTAGGCGAAGGTAGCGCCCCAATCGTAGTGTCTGCTATTGCTCATTGTCATAATCCTCGTCGTAGCTTATCCAGGGCTCCCACCCGCCCTCGCCGTCAGGCGTCGCGCCGATCAGGCGCGGCCGATCCTCGGGAAACACACCCCGCGCGTTGAGGTACTCCAGGTTCTGGGCGTTGCCCAGCTTGGAGGCGTCCCCGATATCGCGCGCGCCGGGGAAAAGGGCGATGGATCGCGGCGCGTCCACCTCGCACGTACCGCCCAGGTAGTCCGTCACCCGCTCGCGCACGCGCTCCCAGGGCTTCGGATGGTCGCGCTGGAGGTACCGGCAAACGCTGTAGTCCATGGTCGCATTGTACCCCAGCACGGCATTTGCGATCCAGGCGAAGTCATGCCCGCGCGCGGCCATGTCGTCGCACCAGCGCTCTATATGGTAGGCCCCCTCGGGGCGGGGGAGGCCCGCGCAGGTGACGTGATAGGTGCCGTCCTCGGCCTGGGACAGCCTGGCCTTGTTCCAGGCCTCCCAGTGGAGCGGCCAACGGCCGCCCCCCGCGCACCCCTCGATATCGAACTCGCCCACGTGATCCAAGTTGCACGTGAGGTCGGGGAAGCACCGGCGCACGCGCTCGCCGGTGCGATCCAGGGCCGCCCGTGCCGCCTCGTGCAACGGGGCGAGCGCGGCCAGTATCTCGTCATCCGTCGGCGCGTTGGCGAGCTTGATGCTGTCCGTGTCCCCGCCCACGGCCACGGCGAGCGGGCACGCCTCGAAAAGGAGCATGAGCGCGATCGCGAGGTGCATCCGCGAGCCGCCCACTATGCGCGTGCCGTAGGTGTACCATACCTTGCCGACCTCCCCGCTCACCTCGTCCCAGTTCTCCGCCGTGGGCACGGTCGCCTGATCGACTGCGAGCGTACCGTCCGCCATGACGCGGTACTCGGGTTTGAGCGTGTTTTGCGCCTGCACCCCGTAGATGCCGTTGAACATGCCCTTGACCGTCGAATTGTAGTAGCTCGCCAAGAACTGGGCCGAGCACGTCCCCGCGCGCAGCTCGTCGGCGATATGCGCCGGTATGGTCGCGGCGATGGGCGCGGTATAGGGCTCCCCCTCGCGGTACCCGTGCACGATATGCTTGAGCGCCTGCTTCTGCGCGAAGAGGATATGGCTCTGCAACGTGACGTAATCGGGCGGCCTCACCCACCGCTGCGCCAGCTCTCCGCAAACGACCTGCATATCGTCCCACTCGTAGACCTGCGCCATCGTCCACAGCTCAAGCTCCGTCACGTGGCACTCCAGCCAGTCGGCGCCCATGACCTTGCCGAAGGCGATCGACACGTTGAAGCCCCGATCCATCCAACCGGCAGACCGCGCGCACTCGTCGGCCAGGCGCCCCGCCTCCGTGCCCCAATCGGCCCCGGGCGCCTTGCGAGTCAGCTTGCCGCTGGCGAGCGTGGCGATCCCCTCGCGTGCGAACACCGAGCCCCGGCGCAGGCGCAGGCCGTCGAAGCGGATACGTGCGTTGATGCCGTAGGGGAGGGGCTGCCAGTAATGCGTCAGCACGTCTGCGAGGGGCACGGCCGCCACCGCCTCGCATGCGCGCTGCAACGTATCCAGTGAGGGCGCGCGGAACCCGCGCGGCACCATGAGGCCGTTTATATAGAGATGGTGCATGCTGGTAACGTCGAGGCTCGCGACGTCGCGGCACACCTGGGCCGCCCGATTGGCCGCGGTGAACGTGAGACCGCCCCGGAAGCACGCCCGCCGGAGCGCCCACGAGTGGAAGTTGCGCGGGCGCTCCTCCTCGGCGTTCATCTCGTAGCAGCGGCGCAGGGATACGGTGTTGCCCTTGGCGGTCCTAATGCGCAGCCTGCCCAGCTCGCGCCTGGCCATCTGGCGCACGAGGGAGGTTTTTGTGATGACGCGGGTACCGAGCATTTCCGGATCGAGCCAGGGGTTGGCCTCCGTAAGATAGCGGAGATAGGCCGGGATCACCTGCACGTCGCGGGCGGCGTAGTGTCGCTCCTGGGGCGTTATCGGCGTCTCGGGAGTGCGTACCAGACTGTAATCCCAGTCGCCCACGGCCTTGGCGACGCCGCAGGTGCGCCCCATGGCCGCCAGGCCGCCCATCTCGAGATAGTACGTGTCCCACAGACGCAGCAGCACGGTGCCCTCGTAGCAGAGATCGAGGGTGTAGACGTGAGTCGAGGACTGGGCCACGACCTCGCACTGGTAGTTCGCGGCCAGCTCCTCCATCAAGGGGGCGAGGTCGAACATCATATTGTAGACGCAGACGATGGGCGTCGAGCATCGGCCGAAGCCGTCGTCGATGAGCCGCTCCAACCATTCGAGCACGTCGGGTCGGTAGCGGAAGAGCTCGATCCTCTCCCCCTCGCCGGGCGCGTACTCCCGCAGATCGACGCCGGTTAGATCGTTGCAGATATAGACGCAGGGAAACGCCCGCGCCTCCGTCCGCTCCCCTAACGTGGTGGTCTCGGTATCGTAGGCGCCCGCGATATGGCTCCGCCGGATCATGTCAGATCATGTCCGGGGTTACGGCGACGACGTACACCATATAGTCGGGGCTGCCCGTGTCCCTGTCCACGTTCTCGGCCAGCTCCAACTGCAATTTGTTGCGGGGATCGTCGGTGGCGCCCCCCGACTTGCCCGTGCGTATCCGGTACTCGCGTCGCAGGGCCTCGCCCTGCTGTGCCATCACGAGCCTATATACCTCGTCTATCGGCTTGCCGTAGTACTCGGCAATGGATCGCAAGCGGTCTGGCCCCTTGCCGGCCCACGCCGCCTGAGTCGCCCGCATGAAGATCTTGTTCCTGGCGGCGGTCATGCCGTTGATGCTGGCCCCCTTGCGGGACGATGCCCCGAATTGGGACCGGAACATGATGTCGCGCCGCTGGGCCGCCGAGGCCCTGGCACCGGCGACGCGCTGGCCCAGAAGATCGGCGGCCCGTACGGCCGACTCGCGCCGCGCCCTGTCCGGGCGGTGCCCTATGTAGGTCGCCGCTATCTGCTGCTCAAGGGACGCCTTGTAGCCGCGCTGGGCCGCCGTGAGGCTCCCGCCCGTGTCGCGCATGAGCCTCTCCAGCGCGCGCTTGGCGCGGCGCCGCTGATTGTAAACCTTGTCGCTTTCCTGCTTCGCGGCGCTCCTAGTCGACTTTGCCATAGTCTCCTCCAAATCAAAAAAAAGCCCCGACGTCTACAGCCGTCGGGGCCGGTGCTTTCGGCGTTTTTCCGGCTTACTCGGCCGGTACGAGGGTCTTGTAGGTCTTCCCGCCATCGAGGGGCGTCACCTGGACGTAGACGGGCACGCAGCCCTCAGCGTCGCCCTTGCCCATATCGGGGAAAGTTGCCGCGAGCAGCGCGGCGGACTGGGCGATGCCCTCGGATTGGGACATATAGCTCTTGCCCTCGGTGTCGATGATATAGGTATTGATGCACGGGGTGTTCGGCAGACGCGGGTCGCGGGACTTGCGCACCCCCGGCGTGGTGATGATGTCGCGCACGTCGAGGACAGTGCCCTCGGGCACGTCGCTCAGGGACTGAGCGCCGGTGAGGGCCTTGGCGCTCGCGATCTTGCCGGCGCGGGTGGAGAGGTCGCACGTGTTGATTAAGGACGCCTCCACCACGGGCGCGGCCATGTCGCGGGGGGTCTCGTCGTAAACTGCCAGCTGTTCGGTCATTTCTTTTCCTTTCTCATTGCGAGGTTGATGAACTGGTCGAGCGGCATAGTGTAGTAAGCCTCATCGTGCTCGACCGCGTTCAAGGTGATAGAGGGGTCGCGAAACTCCCTCCTGAGCTTCGCCTGGGCGCGTTTGAGCGTATAGCACCCCGGCAGCTCGGCGGAGAAGTCGAAGAACTCCCCTCGGCTCACATATTGCCCGCGGCAGTGGGTCACTACCACGGTACGGCCAACGGTCTTATGGTAATCGGTCGCCAACGGTTTCACCTCCAATCAATGCGGCGCGGGGATCATGGTAGATCATCCGCGCCGAATATGCAATAGGTTTACTGCATTTTTTTATTCACAAGTTTTTGCACCGGTTTGTAAGCGCTCCCCAAAGCCCTTTTGCGCGCCTCGCCCTTTCCGTAACGATCGGCTATGACGTCATCCGCCACCTTTGCGATGCCGGCTGTGGAGCCGTGCCGCAGGTTGACGATGAGCTGCACCACGTCGTACCTGCCGCCCAGGGCGCGCCGGCGATCCTCGCCGTTGCCGTAATCGCCCCGCTCGACCGCGTCGGCCAGCTCATCGGCCGTCATATCTCCGGGCCCCTCCGGCCCGTCGTAAATAGGCGGCGCCGAGATATCGAGTTTCGACTGGCTGAGATCGGTGCGCCCCCCGTTGCCCGTGCACCCCGGCACGTCGGCCCGGTCGGTGCACTGCCAGATATCCCAGGCGACCGACGGCGCCCGGCTCGACCACTTGGCTACCCACCGGCATTTCGCGCTTACGTTTTCGAGGATAGTCGACCACCAATGCTCATTGGCGTATATACCGGTGGCGTACCCCTCGGCCTCAAGCTGCCTGCACCAGAGCACGGCGTTAGTCGCAGCCGCGGCCTCCGTGCCGCTTTGCTCGGCGTCGAAAAAGCAGGGATAGAGGCGATAGCGCGCGTCCTTGTAGGGCTCCAGGAGCCGGATCATGTGCGCCGCCTCGCTCATGGCCCTCGTGGTATTGCCGGCATAGCTGTACAAATAGGCGCCCCAGGGAATGCCCAAGCGCTCGCAGGCGTCCGCGTTGCGCTTGAACTCGGTGTCGTCCTGGTCGGAGCGGTCGGTGCCGTAGCCGGCGCGCAAGATGGCGTGGTAGCCGGCCGCTTTCACCAGCTCCCAATTGACCTTTCCGTTATGGTAGCTCACATCGATTACCCGTTGCATTTGCCGGCCTCCTCTTCGTCGAGTTCGATCCTGGGAAGGGGCTGCGTGATCTGGTCGGCCTGCTCCCGCCGGTCGAAGATGCGCATAAAAGAGTTGTCGGCCATATCGGGATTGATTAGCACGAGGTTCTCCAAGATGCTCCCCGTCTCGGTTATCACGATCCAAACATAGGTGAGCGAGTAGAGCACGCCGGCGTAGACCATGGGCAGATCGTAGTATTCCATGATCTTCTCCAGGATCAGGCAGAGGACAAGGGCGATGACATAGGTAAATTTGTGCGCCAGCCCTTCCCTTACTTTGGAGGACGAAAAGCCCTCCCTCACGGTATGGCCGATAAGCCCGGTGATAAAATCGACGATCACGAGCAGCAGCAGCCATAAGAGCGGTTCCCAAAGCATTCCATACCTCCTACAATCGGTGACGTACGAAGTATATATGATTATAACCTGAAATAGGTTTTTGGTTCAAAGTTGATACAGGTTGTAGTATACTTACGTTATCGGTTGAAACGAGTGATTGGAGATCCGAAATGAAAGTTACCGCGGTCAACAAATACACTGGCGAAAAAATCTACGAAATCGAATTGAAAGAGTGCGGGATCGAGCATATCGCCGACGTGTCGCGAAACGTGCGCCTGGGGGAGTGTTGGGCCTATATTAACGAAATCCCTATACGAAGGGAGTACGAAAATGAAAACGATGAGTTTATCGCTGGTGCGAGCGCCGGGATCGCAGCAGCGGCGCATAGCGGTTATCGCCCGTTCGACATAGGGGATTATGTCGTATACCAGAGAAACGGAGAACGTCAGTTGGGGCGTGTTGCCAGCTTCGACAATTACGATCAGAAAAAGGTATTCGTTTGCTTTAACGAGGGTTGCACGGCATCCGCTGCGAATATCGCAGACCTGTTCCCGGCAACGGTAGCGGAGCAGGCCCGCGCCGTCCAAGAAGGAAGATTGTTCGGATATCATCGCTTCGACGTCTCGTGTCCGGACTACACGCCCGAGCGTTGTTATATATTCTGCCCGCAGTTCGACGGCCAGGAGGTGCGATAATGATCGACGCCATGGGAATCGAGCGCGCGAGCGACCAGTGGCAGGTGCGCGCCATAGAACGCGACACGGGCAAGTTGATCGTATTTCCCCACGTCTTCGACGATCCGGACGAGGCAGCCCGTCAGTTCGTCAAGGTGTGCCGGAGCCCGCATTACAGGAGCGTGGATATCGCGCTCGTGCTGGACTAGGGATAAGGATAACAGGCCCCGGGTGTTTGCCCGGGGCTTTCTTATGCCCTTATGTCCTTATGCCGTTATATGCCTATGTGGCTATGACGTTATATGAGCGGTGCAGGCTCAAGGGTAACAGGTTGGTAACAGATGGTGAATTGTGGAGATTTCGTGTGTAGTGGTGAACGGTCGTGTGCGAGCGATGAGCGGGGGACATGGGCCGGGGAGGTGTGGTTCC